CTTTTTTATTCATATTATATATTTTTTTTTATGTTATTGGATTTGAGTTATATACATCCGCCTCAAAGTCATCATTAAAATCATATCCTTTTTCTTGTGGATCAACAAAATCAATCTCGGGATAAGTTTGAGGGAATATATCATTTTTAGATGGATCTATATAGAAATATATAGAACCACGAGAAGCCGGGATTGGTTTTACCAGATCTATATTCACAGGATTAAAAAGTTCATAATCCCAGTATCCTTCATCCCGTATATAAATAACCCCGACTTCCCAATCAACCTGATCTGGTGCGTTTGTGATTTCATATGAAAGCATCACTGAACGCTCGTCCTTATTTACAACATTACAAGTAAAAGGCCCAACCCTTTCACCAGTCATACGAGATTTTAATATCATAACCCAACTATCTATATAAGGATAATCATAGATCATATCAAAATAAAAAACCATCTTTGCCGTGCCTTGATAAGCGTAAGGGATTATTTGATTGAAGTTCATATCTATATCTAAATATAAAAGAAATAAAAAAACCCATCTGTTAAAGATGGGTTCTTAAAAAAAAGATTATTTAGTTTTATGTAGTCACGATAGTTGCCGCAGTCCAAGTGAAACCACTTAAAGATGATGTGGCGTTGATGAAAAAACAAGGGTCGGGTTCCTGTGCCTGTATGGTGTAAGAATATCCGTTCATATCACCGGGAGCAACTCCTGTTTGATTTGTTCCTGTTGTAAGTTGCGCTCCCCTTCTCAATCCAACAAACCACCATCTATTATTGTTGTCTAAAAAGACCGCTCTAATAAATCTGTTTCTTGCGAGTAAGTTTAACTGGTTCCTTCTATATTGTTCTAACTTATGGAACACCATTAAAAGGTCTCCCTGAAAGAATAAAGTTCCAGCGGCGGGTGCGATTGTTGCTGTTTCAGTCCAAGAACAAGTATCTTTGGCTATATCAAACTGAAAGAAAGTTCCTGAACCTTGTAATGTGTCTATTCTGGATGAGGTGGCTGAAAGCGTTAGACCTGTTTGAGAAAAGGAGGCACATATCCAAAGTTGTTGGATGCCACCAACACTATCTATTGGGTCAAGGTTTATACCGTTTGTGATTAGGGAGTTTATTATTGCCATTTGTTATGGATTTTATTTTTTTATTTTTAGGCTTGTCCGTTCTGAACGAAAGATGAATATACCGCTCCAATACCAGCGCGATAGGCTGAAAGTGTCCTGATTTCATCATTATCTTTACTATACCAAACATCAAGTTTATCTTGGTCGTCTGTAAGTCCAGTCACAACTACAAGGTGTTCTTTTGGACCGAGGAAAACTCTGTTAGAAGTTCCCAAACCAGCCACAGGAACACATTTAATATTTGTTCCGGGGAACATTATGTGCTGTCCTAAACCTGAACCATAGTTGGTTGCTCCATTTACAGGATAGTTAAAATAGTTCAACTGAACCAACGCTCTTGATAGATTACGGAACACACCATAAGACATATACATATGTAAATCATCACGGCTTCTAACATTTGTTGGGATTGCGTCAATAAGGTTGTTGGCACTATCAAAGATAGTTGAAACCGTCCAACCAGCCGAAGCAACCGTAGTCACACCATTAGAAGCGGTCATACCAGAGATTATATCTGTTCCGAGTGTTTGCTCAAAGTTCAATCTGGTTGCTTTAACCATCTCGTCAGTAAGCCATTGCTCAAGTGGGTAGTCCTCTTGGAAACCACCTGCTCCCATCTGAGCCGACAACCAATAACCACGAAGGTCTTGGAGACATAGAGAGGATTTTTGTTGTCTGTTTCTAACCGTGACTGAAACTTTTTCATAACTCACCGTTCCACCTCCGTTTGTAGGCCATCCACAGGCTCTGGTTGTGAAATCAAGAAGTCCAAGGTTGAGAACATTTATATCTACCGTTCCAGCAGAATAGCCGGGTTGTAGATTTACATATTGTAAGAAATCTGCTCCGAGGATTGCTCTACCAAGTAGAATGCCGGAGTTTTGGTCTGTGTAGGTCGCGAGGCCTGTGAGATTTAGAGGCATATTGTGTTATATTATTTTTTTTATTAAAATGGGAATAGATCTTTCTTTTTTAGAAGTTTCAACTTTCTATCAAGTTCATCATTTCCTTCTGATGAAAAGATTGTTTTTAGAGGTTCGGCTGCTGGTGTAGATACTATTTGATTATATTGGTCTTTTGTTTTTCCAAGTTCAGTTTTCATAGTTTCTACTTCGGCGAGTAAAACTTCCATAGAAGTTTTAACCCTTTTCATTTCCTCATCTATAAGTTCTTTAACTATCTCTTTGATTGCTTCAACAGGGAGTTCAACTTCGGGTTTTTCCTCTGGAACCTCAGCCATCTTTGCGGCTTCTGTTATACGGAGGATTTGTCCGTTTGGATCTACTTCAATCTCGGCTGTTTCGGTTCTATGGACGCCGGGAGATGCAATCATTTTAGTTCCATCCTCTCCAACAACATATACGGTTGAACCTACTGCCCACTCCCCTTCTGTCTCTATTTTGGTTCCATCTGTGAGTGTGGCTGTCGCGAACTTCATATCCTCAACAACTTTCAATCCAAGAAGTTTTCTTATTTCATTTAGTTTATTCATAAGAACATTATTTTTTCTCTATACCTATAAATATAGTAATGTGTATCCGTCCAAACTGGATGGATTATTTTTTTATTTTTTTATGAAATGTCCTTCTACACTAAATCCGTTCAACTCTTTTTCTTTTATTCTTTTCCATACTTCATCACTTAAAACTTTCATCATACAGAACCAAGTTCCAACTGGGAGTTCCCCAAACCCATATTTTTTAGATTTGTCCTCATCATCCTCTTTGATCCAAGTTTCAATAATATAAGTATCAGCGGGTTTTGTCTCATCGTGGTCTTGGTTTGTTGCGTGATTAGTTTGGGTTTTCATAAACTTATCCCTGATGGATTTGATTGTTTCAGGTGTAAAATATACATAATATACCTCATCATTTTCATCTTTTCTGGGGATTTCTATATCTGGAACCATTACAGGCCCAACCAAAACTTTCTGTTCCTCATCATAAAACATCTCATAACTCATCTTTAACCCACCACCACGGGGTCTATCAATCATACGAGTTCCCGGCAATCCTTTAACTCTTGCTTCACTCAATAACTCAAAGTTTTCACCTTTCCATACATAAGTGTATCTCCTCCAAAAGTGGTAGCAGTTTTTGCCGCCTAAATATCTCCATATAGAATAAGTATCGGCTCCTCTGGCTCCAAACCCAGCATTTACAACAAGGTTTTCCATCGCCTCGATCATATCAAAAGTATAGAACTTATTTAGTCCAACCATTTCTATACAGAAATCTCGTGAGTTAGATCTTAAACCACCTTCATATTTATATAAGGTTGTCTGAACCCTCGGATCCCTAACCCAAAGGGGCATCTGTTCCACACTATTTATTCCACCACCCAAAGACGCATTTGCGAACTTTTCTAAATCTTTTTCTGTATATCCAAACTCCTTACAAAAACCTAAAACGAGTTCTTGTGCTTCATATCTCCTTTTTTTATTTTTACCTTTAATATTTTGTATATAAGGAGCCAATCCACTAACATCAACACCCATTTTTTCCTCCCAATAAGTATAACAGATTGCGGCGGCTTGTTTTTCATCATATCCTTCATCACCTATTAAAACACTCATACATCTTGGTATGAACTCATCCTCCTTTTCACCGGCTCTTGGTTTTACAAAAACTTCCTTTTCGGCTTTTAATGTTTCAAGTTTTCTTATCGCCCAATCAACTCCCTCATCTCCACCCCAAGATTGCCACATAAGCCGACCACAACCATCACCAAGTTCCCTTTGTCCGTTTTCTCTATGACGAGCAAAAGAAGCCATCCGTGATATAGTTTCACGAGAAATGTTTTCACCCTTACAAAGTTGGTTGGCTCTTATTTTTCCAACAGGAGTTCCACAATCACCCCAACCATTTTCCTCAGCCCATCTCAAAGCAGAACAAGCGTTTTCAGAGGCTGCCTTTGGGTAATCATTATAGGTCTCAAACTCCTCACCCATTACTCTTTGTATAAGACCTTCTGTGTCTATTCCTTCATTTTCTAAATCTTTCAAGACATCATCTAAAACTTCCCTTCTGTTTTCTGGGTCTTTTATCTTTACCAGTATATCAACTATACCATCAACCATTTCTGTATCATCATTAAAGGCGTAAAAATCAACTGAAATGGCTGGTTGTTCTACAAGAGCAATCGCCCATACACCACTTTCATTTTCATCATCGTTTATTTGGAGTTCTACTACTTCCTTCATATTCATAAATATATTTTTATAGTGTTGTCTTATATCTTATTTTAGTTTGAGCCTCCAACGCTGTTGAAACATCTGTTGCGACTACATAAGTTTTGATAGGGGTTTCTTGGTTCATTTTAACTTGGTTCATTAAATCACCTATCATTGCTTCTGAACCTAACATACCACCTGTATCAAACTTCTTACCACCACCAGCCATATTGATTGCCGAAATAAGAGGGCCGTATTTCTGTGTGGATCTTTTATTTATTACAAACTCACCCCCTTCAAGTTCTCCAAAAGAAGTTCTTATACCACCTGATCCGTGAGATGGGCCGTATAATAAACCACCACGAGCAAGTTTTCTTGGTTGAACTTCTGTGTCCCCACCCCCACCATCAGCACTATCAGTTTGAGTGTTTCTTATTTTATTCACATTTGCCCAACCAGCCAGACCAACACCAGCCGCCGCGATGTAGTTCCAAGGTGGCTTACTTCCACCGAGTGCTCTACCTATACCAGCCAAAGTATCAAGTATGGATTGTGTTATAGCCATTGCTTTATACCTTTTTAGGTCTTTACCAGTCATTTCCATCATACCTCTAAAAAGTCCAGAAAGGGCTTCGGCTCTCATAACTAATCCTTCATAAACTTCCTCATCTAAACTTTTTTCTAAATCAACTATATTTTTCTTGAAGTTAAAATATTTTTCTAAAATCTTTGATTTTTCCTTATATAACTGATCCATATCAACAACAGCACCTGCTGCCTGTTCTTGTTCGGCTTCGGCGATCTCTTTACTTTTTCTATTGAGTTGATTTTGTAAATCATTTAACCCATTTTTGGCAACTTCTATCGCGTCCTTATATACTTTTATAGTTCTGCTGAGTGTGTTTTTAGACCAGTTCTGGAAAAATCTACCCCCTTCACCTTCTAAGCCTTCTCTATATTTTTCAAGAGCGTAAAGAGCCGCGTTCATATCGGCCTCTATTTGTGTAAATAAATCATTAAAAGTTTTTTCTCTATTTTCAGCCGCTTCTTTATCATATCCCTCTGATTGTTCGTTATATTGTTGTTGTATGATTGCGAGATTGTTGTAATGTTCCTCCTCGGCCTCCTCTCTTTTTTTATTGAACTCATCTTTTCTTTGTCCTTCCTGATCGGCAAGTTCCCTATCAACAGCCCGCCTTACTTTTTCTATAATCGCGATTTTGGCTGATGCTGCCTCGGCTGTGATTTCCTTTTTTTGTAGTTGTTCCTCAATCAAAGAAAGTTCATCATCAAGTTCTTTTTTTCGGAGTTCTCCAAGTTTTTTTGCTTTTTGATTTTCTATTTTTTCCTCTAAATCTATATTTTTTAACTTTTTCCCTAATATAGTTTTAGATTGGGCATCATACATAAACATCTCAAAACGGGCTTGTAGGGCTCTTACTTCATCCAAAGAAGCACCCCTTTCTCTGAGCGCTTTTAGTTCTTGTTTATATATATCCTCCATAAACTCCATTCTCCTCATTTGGTTTGCTTCCTCCGGCCCAAGTGGGTCGCTGATGTTCGCCAACATTTTCATAGTTTTCACTTCATCATCTAAAAGAAGTTGATTATATTTCTGTTCTAAACGGAGTATCTCATCTTGACCTTTTTGTATCCTACTTTTTTCCTCTTTTAATCTTTTGTCTTTTTCATCTAAATATCTCTGTTCTGCCGCTCTTGTTTTTTCTCCTTCTTGTCTTTGGAAGTTAGAGTTTAACACAGCAAGATCGCTTTGATAGTTTCTTACTTGTTCTTTCATTTTCCCTAACTGGGTTCTTTGTTCGTCGGTTAGATCACGAGCGAAGTTTTTAAGTTTATTGATAGTATCTTGTTCCCGATTTACTTTAAGTTCAAGAAGTTTCTTTTCAGCGTTGAAAATCTCTATGGCTGTTCCACCACGGGCTTTGAGTTCATTTACATATCTGGTTTGATTATTTATTTCTTGATTTGCCGCGCTTTCAAGATTTTCATATTGATCTAAAATAGATTGTATATTGGCTTTTGCTTTGGATGTTGCGTTGTCGTCAATCAAACCAAAAGTAAGAAGGGAACCTAAATCCCTCAACTTTCCAATAATCAAATCTACTACTTTACCGATACTATCAAACTCTTTTAGGAAGTTCTCAATAGGTCTTTTTAATAGAGCAAAGGCACCTACCAAGGCGGCGATCGCGGCGATTACCAAACCAATAGGGTTGGCTGAAAGAACAACATTATACGCTGCCTGTAAGCCGGTCATAATCCTTTGTGATGCTTGAGCGAGTTTCTCAACACCAAGTTTTCTCAAAATAGCCGCTGTGACTTTATTTTCAGCAACTTCACGAGCGGCGTTCAACACACTTATTGCTCTCATAGTTGTTGAAACTATATTACCTACTTCTTGTGAGTTTCCTGATAAGATTTCAGCCGCGGTTCCAGCACCATCAAAACTTTCCCTCAATAAATCCACTTTATCTTTGGCCGAGGCGGCACCTGAACCAGCAGCCCTTGCTCCTGTTTTCACACTTTCACCCGCTCTTTGAGCCGCTCTTTCTACATTTTGGAGTTGTTTTTCCAAAGATTTTAGTTCGGCTTCTCCAAAGTTTCCCTGTGAAAAAGCCTGTCTGGCGTCTTTAACCGCCTGTTCTAAATCCTCAACGCTTTTGACGGCTCTATCAACCCCGTTTATTTCAAGTGTAAAATCTATTACTTCTGCCATATTATAGTCCTATATTTGTATATCCGAGTTGTATAAGTTCAACATCGGTCAATCCTCCTTTACCAAGATTATAGTTTGATATTTCAGAAACCAACCACCAAGTATTCGCGATAAAAACCTTTGTGTTAAACTGAAATCCTAATATATCCTCATCTGTTAAATATAACTTACACTTCGCTTTCCTATTATTAAAACCATTAAAAGGTCTATCATAATATAGATTTATCCAATCTCTCCAATAATCAAAACTGGTGTTTGATGTTTGAGGCCACAGACCATCAAGATAGTTCAAGTATATTTCACCATTAAAGTTTATATCAAAGTTAGTTGATGTTGTAGTCCCGGGATAATATTGAAAGTTTGATACGGCTGGTGTATAACTATATTGATTGTGTCCTGTTCCAGCGTCATTATATAGGTGCCAATGACTGCTGCCCGGTGGATTTGGGTTCCAACTTTGAGTTCCATTCCAAAAACATAATCTCGGTGTGGCTTCTATTGGTTTTCTTTGTCCCAGAGTTGCGTTCTCTGGGTTGTCGTCTGAACTTATAGATAATATTGCGAACCTTCTATCACCTTCGTCTGGTGGAGTTGTTGCTCCACATATACCATAACTCACCATTATAGTTGGAGAAAATCCTGTTTCTATCACTTCCTCACCATCAAGAGTTTCTATATCAGAGTTTAACTTATATCTACCATAGGTATATTTATTTTTTGTCTCAAATAAAACATTAGGCCAATCAGTATCTTTTGTGTCTGTTAGTGTAAGTATCTTTTTCCTGTCTTGGAAAATAGGAACAAAAGTAAAATCAGAACTTCCATCAAGTTTTTTAGACCAGTCCTTTTTTTCTCCACCCTGTATCCAATCATTCCAAGTTTCAATCTTTAACTTTTTCTTATCAAAAGGATCTGGTTCAATAACGAGATTGAACTTTTTTGCGAGAGATGAAATAAAATCTATTTGTCTCATCTTACGAGAAAGTAAAACTCCTACCGTCTTATTACCTACTGATGTTGGGTAAATATGTTGTATAAATGATCTGGCTTGGAAACCTGTTCCTCTATCCCTAAATCCACCAGTTCCAGAAGTAATCTCAAACTTCATTCTATTTCTCAAACCAACTTTATCACCAACGGTCAAAAAGGCTGAATATGTGAAAGTTGTAAAAGGAAAGTTTCTATATGATGAATAGGAAACTTGTGCGACTGGTGATATAACAGAAAAAGTATATTGATCGGCAGTCCAAGCGTATATTTGTGTTTGTGTTGTAAAGTTAAATAGTTCAACTTGATATGTTGCTCTTACCACTTTTGTTCCACCGGGAGTATCAAACTCAACTAAACTCCTTACACTATCACTATCCCAAACAACTCCATAAGTTCCAGACAAACCAACTTCATATTGTCCTGCCTCATCACCAGTCAATAAAAGATTTGGACTTTGTATGATTTGTGTTGGGTAGCCCCCACGGAAATCTTTATATTGATTGTCTGCTGCGAAATAATCAAACCCAGATACAAGTAATGCCTTACTTTCACCAGCGGGTAATGTTCTGGCTCTTGGTAGTCCATCACCAGCAATATAGATAGGTAAAAATCTATTACTCGTCAAAAAGTTTGATGAATATGTAAAACCAGCCTCATCAAAGATTTTATCAACAACCCACTTGGCTCTCACCAGCGGTTTCATTTGTTCTTGATATAAAGGAGTAGTGTTTTTAAGAAAAGAGTTTCCGCAATCGTGAGATGATATAGTGTTGTTTCTTGTATCATCAGGAACTCCCTGTGGTGTATATTCATAACCATATTCTACATTCATAGGATAGATTATATTTCCATTTAGAAATCCAGCAGTTGCTGAACCACCCGCTTCAAGAGCCCCGTATGTTGATGCCGACCAAGAAAGTTCTATATTACTTATATTTCTTTGATGTAATAATGAGTTCATATCAAGTTCCCATAAATATCTCTCACCTAACTTACTCTTGAAATCAGCGAGTTCTCCTACATACTGAACTTCATATTCACACCTATCGTGATAAAAGTTTCTTACAACATTTTCTAATGTTAAAAAACCTTGTGAAAAAAGGGAACCATTTACAGATATGAAAGTATCAATCCTTCTGCGTGGATTGAATGTTATATTATTTAGATCACAAGCACCCTTAAAAACCTTTTCATTATTTTCGGTTGAAGGGATCCTAAAAGTTTGAGAGTAGTTTGACGAAACAGAACCCGGCTCATCAGTAATCTTTAATGTGATTTTTAGGGGATCACCTTCTAAAATATCCAGTTTATAGTAATAAGATTGTGTTGAACCCGGCGGTGTAGCCAAAGAATATATTTGTATATTATTCATTTATGAAGTTTGTGTATATAAAGGTTGTGAAAAACGGAAATCAATAGTATAGTTAAACATCTTGGCTTTTCTATAATCCATTACTTCATATGAACTGCTTTCTATCACAGCCAGACGAGGTATGTTTGGATCCGCAACATCATCAGGGGGATATACTAAAATATGTGGTGAGTTGAATAACCCTTTTAAGTATATACTATATTCCTCTGTAATCCAGTTTGTAGTTGCTTGAAACTTTTGTGTTATAGTTTGATTATACACAACTTCACCATAAGTAGAAGGACGAACTGAAAGAGAACCAAAAGCGTCTCCTGAATAATAAAATGGATCTCTGTAATAAGTTTGTCTCGTTTGTTGGTATATTTCTTTATTTTGTTTAACAAAGTTGAACCAATCTCTACCACCTAAATCATTTAACCAAGAAAATCTCCACCTTCCATAATCTAAACCCTCCTGTGTCTCAAAACGGAAAGTAATAAGTTCGCTCACAGGATTTGCGAAAAGACAAATAAGGGGGTTGTCTGGTGCGAACAACTGAACCGTATAATAAGATATATTGGGGGTTGTTGCCAATCTGTTCGCCATTATTCTATCACCCGCTCCACAGGCGAGTTGTCCTATGTTATATCCACTCCAAGTTAGGGAAGCAATAGAAGCACAATCATTAAAAGGCCCAAGGTTGTTGAACTGGGAGAAGGTCATATTTATTGTATCTGTTGCCAGAAGGGATCCAGCCGAGTTGAAAGACCTAAAACGAGCACCCCAGATGTAATGTTGCCCATCTGGAATGTTCCATCTATCTAATCTGTTCCAAAAAGTTAGGGAACATTTATCACCGGGAAGTTGGTATATAGTTCTTGAACCAGTTGGGCCGGGTATATAGGTTCTAAAAAGTCCTTCACGAGAACTTGGTGTTCCAACTTGTAATGAATATGGATAATCTGTTAGTGTTGGATTTGATATGAACTTATAGTAGTTTTCAGGGTTTTTATATCCGTTGTAATATCTCACAGGTAATCCCCCACCCGGCCCTGTCCCTGAAATGGTTGCGAGTTTGCCGTCAGCCTGTGCGTATTGATGATAGGCTGGATTTCCCTGATTGGCTGTCGCGTTTCCTATACCATCATACATCACCAGATTTGAGCCGGAAGTTTGTCTATATACTTCACCAACCCTTACATATACTTCACCAGTAAAAGGAGCAGCGTGTGTTGCGTCCAAAGTTGATGAACCTGTTGAACTATGTGCTGTTTCAATCCAACCTATATTATTGTCTATGTATCCTTGTAGAAACTTATTTAGATTTAATAAACCAGAACCATCTGGTAAAGGTCTTACCTCAAAACGAGCGGAGTTAGTCCCACCAGAGGGAGTTGCTCCTATACCACTTATATAAGCGGGTTGTAATATAACATCAAAGACATACTTGAAATCTATATTATTAGGTCTGTCTGATAAAACCTGAAATATTATATCATTATATACTGGGCTCCAAACATAAGGTTTGTATAGGGATTGTGTAATCATATACTAATAAATATAAAACTAAAATCTTGTTTTCACATTTTTTTTCATACTTTCCATTACTTCGGCTTTTTTACGAACCAAATAGTTAAAGCAATGTATCACCCCACATTTAGAGGCTTCACCGATTTTGAGCGGGTCATCTTTTGCCAAGGTATAGAGTATGTCCGTCCAAAGAGCGAGAACTCCTTGTTGGGTTTTTGTGTTATATCTGCTTGTGTCGTCCTCAACTCCTCCACCAAAAGCCCGCTCATACGATTTGTAAAGGTTTGTATGAAAGTTATGAAAAAAAAAATGGCACCATTCATAATATCTAAATCCAGTTCTAAAAAATCATCACTTCTTTCAAGTGTTTTAGTTCCATCATATTCCTCTATGGTATATTTATTTCCAATATATCCAGTAATAGGTCTATATAAAATAGAAAGGATTTTGTGTGTGTTGTTTTCTTTATTACCAGCAACTTTTAGAAGTTCAAGATCCGCGAGTTCCCCTACGGTAATCTCATCAAGTTTGATGAAACCATAATGGGTTCCATTCAGTTTTATTTCTGTATGTAGTGGTGCCTCAACCATTTTTATTTTATCTGTAATCATTCCCCATAATGGGTTGAACTGAAAAGGTTTCAACTTATTCAAGTCCTCTTTGGGACACCCTGAAAGATGTGATACTATATGAAGGGCACCTTCTCTATCACCATATTTTTCTGTATCTAAAATGTAATATAGGTCTTTAACTTTTATATCACGAACATTATATCTTTTTAATCCTATTGTAAAACTTGTAATCATTTTTTCATTTTTTTCTTTAAGTAAGATTTGATTTCATCTTTTATATCCTCCTTGAACTTTTTGAGAAGTGTAGTTTCTGAAAGTGTCATCCAGTATTGAGCCTGTATCCCACCTTCACCTTTTACATATCCACGAAAAGGTGGAAGTTCCCAAGGGTTCGCTTTTTTAGAACCAAACTTTATTTTGTTATATTGCTTTGTTCCCAGATTTGTATAGGCTCCATAATCTAAATAAGAAAATCTCCATCCTATACTTTCACCACTTCTAAAATAACTCACCTTTAATGATCTTTTCAACACACCAGTTGCGTATGGATTTTGTCCGGGTTGTGGAACTTGGTTAGATAAAAAAGCGTGGGTGAGCGCTCCAAGTTCATTTACTTTTTTCTGTATCCTTTCTGGAAGTTCGCTCATATTAGATGCTGTCTAAAACTCTATTTATTTCTGTTAAATCAAGTGGGTTTCTCATATTTATTGTGAAGGTTGCTTGAAAACCATAAGCACCCATATTACCGAAGTCATATACAGGAACAACATTTATGGGATAATCTAAACTGGCATCAACTGAAAGTTTTTTATTTACACCTGTTCCTCTCTTGAATAAGGGATCATTCATAGGGTTCGTAGCCCCCCCTAAATCATCAGCACGAGGTGAGTTTCTCCAAGTGGTATTTTTAATAACAGCGAATATAGTTTGTAAGATTTTCAGGCTTTCATCTAAACTTTCTATGATGGCGTTTCTATCTACCCCGGCTGGTTGTTGTAAAATATAAAGATTACAGGTGTGTTGATTATATCCTTGTATGATTTGTAAGGAAAATGGATTTAGAAAAACATATGGATATATTAGGTTAGGAGCGGGATATGTTGAAAATGTTGAACCACTTGGGAAGTTTGTATATCCTCTTGTATCAGTCAGCCAAGGTTGATTTTTGAGTTGATCTACATATAAACCTTCTGTTTTCACATCTAAATCCTCTAACTCACCCCAGTTAAAATATTGAACCAAACCTGTTAAATCACAGGCCGCTTGGAAAATGTCTATCAAATCTCCGTAAAAACGCGGCTTGAAAGTTTCTCTTATTGCCATTTAGAATAAATCTTTTTTTCTATAAACAACATCCCAACTCAAATAACCCCACCTCATATATCCTTTGTCCTCTAAATAAGGTGTGATTTCTTTTTCTATTCCGTAGTTGTTTTCAATAATAAATATAGATATATCAACTTTTCCCCAATCAATCCCTTTTAATATAGGAAGTTCAGATCCTTCTGTATCAAGGGAACAAAAATCAAAACTATATATACCACACTCATCTAAAATGGATTGTAATGTTCTTACAGGAACTTCTATATCTACAATCTCACCACAACCAGAGGTTGCTTCATCCCTTATTCTATTTATGTGTTTAGGGTCAAGATTTTCAACCAACCCTGAAATCATATTCAATCCTTCACTTCCACCTACAATCTTTCTAAAAACAGAAGTTCCTTCATAGTCAGCAACCGCTGTGTTGAAAAACTTATTACTATCTGCTTTTCTAAAAATCTTTGATTTCAAGAACTCATCCTCCATAGGTTCAATAAGAACCCCAGTCCAATCTCTTTCATATTCTAAAAAATAAGTATTAGATAGATTATATCCATCGTGAGAACCTATATCTAAATAAGTTCCACCTCTTTTTCTATTGAAAACCTGATCTATGAACTGGTCTTGTAATAGTTGTCCTCTATATTTTTCTTTGTCGCTCATTTTGTATCTATTATTTTTTGTGCTCTTATGTAAAGAGCATTTGCTCCATCATCACCTATACATACATAGTTCTTTTGATATAACATATCATCAAATCTATCCCTTGTAGTTCCTGTGTTGTAAGTATCAAACTCACATATTTCACTAAAAATATAAAGGGGAAAAGTTTTATCAATCATTTTTAGAATGGAATATTCCGCTCCTTGTGTATCTATGTGTAAGTAATCAATATGGGTAATCCCTTTCATTTCCATAAAAGCCTCCCAAGTATAACCTGGCACTTCATATCCAGTTTCATCAAAAGAAAGTGTAGGGTATTTAGTATCTATTACTTCTTGGTTTGGTGTGAATATACTACCTGAACCAGACCATTTTTCTTCTCCTATCCTCAAATAAGAAGTTGAAGGATAAAAACGCACAGGTGAGTTTGTATCACATAAAACTCCATATGTATAATCTATATTATAGGCAGAACTCATCATTTCATTATGTTCTTTGTAGTTGTGGTCTGGTTCAACCGCAAAAATCTTTGCCTCGGGAAAGATATGTCTAAACATTTGTGAGTGCGTCATATCAGCGGCACCTATATCCAAGATTATAGGGTTTTGTGTTCCTTTGAGAAGTTCTTTAAGTATTTCTATTTCATCAATCATATTTTTTTCCAGATTTGTTTATTTTTTATTCTATATATTGTGGGACGAGACACAGAATAAATAATGGATAGTTCTTTTGTCTTTTTATCACTATTCCTTATTTCTATTATATTTTGGGGTAGAAGTTTCCTACCACCTTTTTTCAATCCATTTTTGTAAGCGTGTTGGTTGTTTTCCCTTGCTGAGCACCATTCCAAGTTCTCAAAATGGTTGTTCTGTTTGTTGCCGTCTTTGTGGTTGATATACTTTTTTTGTATATCATCATTAGGTATAAAAAACATCGCAACTATTCTATGAACCAACACACTTTTTTTTATACCTTCATTACATAGGATTACCTGTGAATATCCCGCAGATTGTATCCTGTTTTTCAGTATCCTTGGAACACCACTTTTGTTTGAGTAAATGTTCCCGTGATTATCTACATAATAATCCCCTTCCAAGTTTTTCATTTCTATCATAATCAGTTTTTTTTCTAATATATATAAGAGAAAAAAACCAACTTTTAGAAAACGCGGATTGTTTATTCAGGGTCAAAATAAGAAGGTATTTCTATTTCTCGTCTGGTCTTGAATATATTATATCTTGGAGCCTCTTTTGATAGAGCGTATCTTATGGCGTCTATGGTGTGATTATATCTATCCTCTGGTGTGAAGGAACCTTTCTTATATACATAGTTGTTATATTCGTGTATGATATTTTTTGATGATGTATCACAATAAACTTCAAGTGAGTTCAGTTCATTCAATCCAAATCTCAAACTATCAGGCCCTTTTTTTGCTGGTTGTATCTTAAAACCACCTCGTCTTATTTCCTCTATACTTTTTGGTTCAGCACTATCAGCGAGTATCAAATCAGTCCTACTTATACCTTTCTCCTTCATCAAACGGATAAGATCCATATTTGTTAAACCTGTTTCATATATAAGTTCCCTTATCCATATCTTTCTACCTTTCTTACGAACATCAACAACAGCAACAGGATCAGGGTAAAAACCAAAGTCCAATCCAATAATCCTAACTGCTTCGGGATCTGGGTTAAAAGGAACAAAGTTCCAAGAAGTAAGGATTTGTCCTTCACCCCACTTTCTCCATTTACCTAATATGTGGTGGTTGTAATAATCTGGATCTATATCCTTCATAAGTTCCCACTCTTTTATTTTTTTTGGATCTATATTCTCTATGTTGTCGTGATAGGTGGTATGTATGAAGTTATATTCAGCGAACCATTTAGGATTTGGTGTTCCATCTGGTAAATAAAACCTCTTGAAAATCCAACTCTCCTCTGTTGATGGGTTGAAACATAGAAAGATTTTTCTTTCTGCGTCTTTGTATCTAAAACTATCTACTAACTTAAAAAACTCCTCCTCATCATCAAGTTCAGTTGCTTCATCTATAATAAGATGTGAAACATTTGATAGACCTTTTGATTTTGCCGTCATACTTCCCTCAGCCAGTTTAACAGAGTGAGTAAGTATCATATTACCAGTTTTTTTATGTGTGATTATATCACCAGTCACATCAAGGTAAGATAGGAGATTGAACTTTTTTAATAAGTCCATTATATCTTGGTAGATTGAGTGTTTTATACTTTTTGCTGTATATCGTGATATAACACCACGAAAATAAGTGGGCTCAAAAAGTTTTATTATGAAATATACCGCAACCTGTGTTGATTTACCAGACGCACGACCCCCTGATATAAGGTGATATGTTTTATCTGAATAAAAAATAGATTTGTAGGCATCAAGTATCTTGAACTCCATTATTAGGAAATATGATTGTAATAGGTTCTGCCACATCTAACTCCACTTCTGATTTTTTGGGTAAGACATAAGCGGAAAGTTTTATCATTACATCAAGTGCTTTATATGGGTTGTGTAGAGCAACCTTATCCAACCATATCTGTAAGTTGTGTATATTGTTATTCAACAAATCAATATAAGCCTGTTGAACCTGTAATGTGTTTTGTGTTTTGGAACCTTTTGGCCTGCCACTTGGATTTCCTGATTTGCCGGGCTTAAAGTTATATTCTTTTTCCATATTTATAAATATAAAAGTTTTAGTATATTTTTATTTTTTCTGGATTGAATGGAGGAAATGGTTTATCTAAAAACAAAAGATTTATTTTATTATTAGTCCAATCAATCCATAGATCTAACCAGTTTTTATCATATATTTCTTTCTTAAAAAATGTATATCTACCATACCTAAAAATCAGAAAATCTTTTGTTGAAACTTCCTTAAACCTACCTGTCCCTTTCATAATATAAAAATCATCAGGCTCAAACTGATTTGTAAAATAATCTAAATCCTTATTACTTTGTGTTAGTTTTTTTATTATGAAACAATCACTACCTACCCGCCTTCTGTTTTCAATACCCATCTTTAATAAGTATCACCTTCCTTTTTTTTCCTCAACAGACACAAGAACGCATCCAGTTTTCCTTTACAACCATTAAACTCAATCCTTCTATGTATCTCACCTTCTATCAGATAAAACTTTTCATAATCTATATTCAGTAATGTATTTGCTGAAAAAAGACAAACCCAATAATCCGCTTCAACATAAGATTTCTTTAAGAACTTTGTTCCCTTACTCCAAGGCGGATTCATAAACACAACTCTCCCCTTTTTATATTCTATTTTTGTTTTCAGGTAATCAGCCTCTATTATATCTGGTCTTTTTGTGCTGTTGAATATATCATAAGCCAGAACAGGTATATCTGTTTTTGATTTGATAAAATCAATCATTCCGCCTTCACCCGCGGAGTTTTCAAGGAACTCTGTTATAGGTTCCTCTATCATCTGGACTTTCTCCCACATTCTTTCAATCAGGTATAATGGGGTGTAGTGCTTTTCTAAACTTCCAACAATCTTGTTACTCATCTAATAAATGTTTATATTTTTCATACACAAAACGGAAAACATCCTCACGACATTCCCCGCAGTTTATATCTTGTTCCCCCTTCCCTGTAAGTTCATTATATAAGATATATAAATAAGCAATCTCATCAGGGGTCAAACTTCTATAAGGAAGTGTATATTTCCTTAAAAGATTTTTAGTTTCTACTATTGATTTCATCTTGTATCTTTTTTTTAAGGTAATCTTTAACTCTATTCACCGTATAGTTCAAGGAAGTTCTTGATATTCCTGTTTCCTCACTCAAAGATTTATATGTATATTTACCAGACATATAAAGTAAGAAAACTTCTTTATCATACCAAAATAAATCCTCAATATATTTATACACAACACTATCAGTTAAACCAGCAAAGGGTTCTACATATTTCTCCTCCTCAACATCAAAATCAAGTGAAGTATATAAATGTTCTCCCTTGTAATATGGATTTGTTCCACTTCTCAAAGCCCTTACTAAAATAGTAATGATATAGAACTTTGCTCCACCACTTTCAACTATATCAGAGCAGTTTTTCTTTGTTAAAAAACTTTCAAGCGCATAGTGTAAGACATCTGGATCAGATTTACCAGAAAGTTTCTGTGTAATCTCCAAAAGATTTCCATAGTTTTCATCAATCCAAACACTTATACTATCGGTCATTTAATAAAATAATGGACGGTGTCTCGTCCAACAGGGATCATTTTTTTATTGAACTCACCTTCCCATCTCTCAAAATAATCTGTGATTGCTTTTCTACATCCTTCTAAACCCCAATCATCAACTATTACATATCCTCCTTCGGCAACCTTGGGATAAAGATTATGAAGCGAACATAAGGTGCTTTCATACAAATCTCCATCTAATCTCAATATAGAAATCTTTTCTATATCTTTTTCATAAACGGGTAATGAGAACTGGAACCAACCTTCTATAAGTTCAACCCTTTCTAACGAGGTGTTATATTGATTGAAAAAACCTATGACTTGTTCCTTTGAGTGTGAAGTCACGCCTGATGAAACTAACCTATATTGTAAGTCGGCTTTTTGATTATGTAAGGGTGTTCCAATACCGGGTTGTTCTATATCAAACTCATTACCGAGTGGTATTCCTTGGAAACTATCAAATCCCCAAATCTTTTTATCTGATCCTAAAACTTGTAAGGCCTGCTTGAAGGCGATTATCTGTGCGCCCATTGCCACTCCACATTCAACTATATCTCCTTCTATATCTTTTGTTAAAAAAACCGCCTCATAGGAAAAATCAACGGTTTCAGGGTTCGCATAGGCGATTGCGTATGGTAAGTTTTTCATTTTATTTCTATTATATTTTCTATGATTTTACCCTTCTGTATAAACCATATATCCATTCTATTATCTGAATAAGCCTGTTCTCCGGCTTCATCTGTAAAATCATTTACGGCTCTTGAAACTTCGTGGTATGTTATATCGTGCCCACAAATGAAGGCACCTGTTTTTACTTTTGGAAACCACGCGACTATATCATCTAAAACAGATTGATAGTCGTGTGCCGCATCTATAAAAACAAAATCTAAACTTTCATCCTCATAAAGTTCTGCCGCAACCAATGATGGTTGCCTTATTGTGTTTATGATGTGATTTACTCGTGATGTGTTTTTCAAGAACTCATTATACAACCAATCTGGATCTTGTGAAAGTTCTGGTTGATATTCTCGTGAGTTTGGATCCGTGTGCTCATCGGATCCCCAAAAATGATCCACTACATCAAACTTGATGTTTTTACCGCTGTTGTGGATTTCGGTTGCGAGGTAGGCCGCGCTTTTTCCGAGCCAAGCGCCAACTTCTACAAAGTGTGCTCCTTCCTCGGCTCTTTTAACCATAGAGTAATATAGGTCGGCGTATGTAAACCAACCTTCTATTTCTTGGAAAAAATGGGGGATGTTTTGTTTTTCATTAAATGACATATTCATATTTTGTGATATATTTTTTTTGCCTCTAAATAGGCTGCGTGTGCTTGTTGTTCTGTATCAAAATATCCTAAATGTATATTTTTACCATCTTTCCTTATATCGGCGGAGAACTTTTTAGCGTGTTTATGAAAATAATAACCTTTTGCTTTTTTATTAAAGTTGTTTTGTTGGTGTGTAACATCTCGTAAGTTTGTAATCCTGTTGTCTTTTCTATCTCCGTTGATATGATCTATTTCATTTTGAGGAAGTTTTCCATAGAACATATACCAACCGAAACGATGTGCTTTGAGGATTTGTCCTTTTTTGTTATAACTAAAACTTATACCTTTATAACCTGCTCTAAAACACCCAACCTCTTTACCTTCTTTGTTTCTAACAACACCAAAAATCCAATCGTATATATATCCTCTGTTTTTTAGTTCAATACATTTTTCAAGTTCAGTCATATTTATATTTTTTTTTTATGTTCGGTTCCCGTGAAGGAAATAATATACTTCATCATCAGTTTCCCAGTAATGTCTATTTAAGTATCTATATTGTGATAGATCTGAAATGTGTGGGATTTCATTTTGATATACCAAAATAGATAAGATTGACTGGTCGTGGCGATGACTTGAAAACTCTGGTAAGTTAGGATGTTTAGAAGGTTCATCTGTTATTATATCTTTGTAAAAACACCAATAAAGCCATTTATCTATGAACCTCATAAGATACTCTGTTTTTTTCATAAAAATAACACCACCCACAACCATTCTTTCATCTTTGTAATCGTATGAATGGTTTGGGTTCATATGATAAAAAACATCCCCTTTTGTATATTGACCGATAGTCCATTTCATATCAAAACACAACATACCTTTTGACTTTATTTGTCCTAATAGGGGTTTGGGATCCTTTACCATTTCCACACCAGCGTCCATATATATAAGATACTCACCATATTTTATTTCATTTAATCTTTCCCTTATGATATAAGGTTTCCAACTCCAATATCCACAACCTCTTTTTCCATTAAATATGTGTGGGTGAAACTGCTTAAAGATATGGTCTATATCCATATCATCATATCCTTTTGAGTAAAAACCAAAATCAGTTGCGGCTTTCAACCCCCTTTGTAATGAGTTCTTAAAACCTCCACAACCAGCGAAGGATATATAGTGAAATCTTTTTTCATACATATTATTTTATATAGTTTGTTGAGAAAAGCCAGTTAGGATTTTCCTCTTTGTATATTTGTATATTTTCATAAAAATCCTCAAAATGAGACAACAAAAACTCGTGCCTTATGTCTCCATAGTCATCAACAATATAACACGGGAAATGTGTTAAAAAGTGGGTAAAATCAGATGTTTTAATAATAGGGACTACATCAAAAAGCAAACACTCCCAAAATCTATGTGTATCCCAACCTTGTCCTTGTGGGCAGATACAATATTGATATGTTTTCAGTTGTTCGTAATATTCCGGAACTGGGAGCCATTCCTCCTCTGTGAAAGTATCTATAAAATCTTTTTCTTTGAGTTTATTAAAGGCATCATACCTTCCGGGTCTCAACTGATTTTTCCAAAACTTATTTATACATAGATTTTGTTTCTTACCCCAAGAACCATTTTTAACATAAGAGTTAAAATCTAAAGCAGAAACAACACCAGCACTCGTATCATTAAAACCCATAGGTATAGGATTTATTTTCTCATTCCAAAAAGGAGAGTTGATTGTATAGATTTCTGTTGTATAGGCTTCCATCCAGATCCAGTGCTGACGCGTGAAAGTTAAATCCGAGTTGTGAAAAACAGCCCTGAACTTATTTTTAGGAGGATTGAACCGAAACCAATCAACATAGTTTTCAATCCACTCCAAGTTCATAAAAACTAAATCTCCGTGTTCTATCAAATCATTATTGAAGTTTATTTTATATCTGGGACATAAGTTCCAACGACACAACTTATAATATTCGTGCGCTGAGATGATAGGGTGTTTGATATTTTCTGGTATGAAGGCTTTGAACCATTCATCAGAAGGGTAAAGTTGTCTGTAATCCATAATCTTTTTGTTTGTATATATTAGGTTAAAAAAATGACTTTTTGTAAAGATGGATTTTTTATGCCTCTTTGTTTTTCTTTGTTATTCTTTGTTATTCCTTTTGTTCTTTCTTTGTTTTATATACAAAAACAAAGAGTTTGTTGATGTTGGTTTGGGAACACCTTGCGGGTTCCCTGATACTAAAAAACCTCATTTCCAGTCTCCAAACACAAATAGGCAAACATGTTAGAGCAGATGTGGTTGGTGGTGGTGGTGGTTGGGTTGGTTGTGTTGGTTTTGTTTGATTTACGCGCTGCTGCTTCAACTTACCAAAAAACCTCATTTCCAATCTCCAAACACAAATAGGAAAACATATTAGAGCAAATGTGGTTGGTGGTGGTGGTTGGTTGGGTTGGTTGGGTTGGATTTCTTGATTTGCGCGCTGCTGCTTTAACTTACTAAATCAACACGAACACCTTTGCCGGCCTGTAAAAAATCCATATTTCCAAAACTTATCTTAAAATATATATATATACTTATATCAGGGTTGATCTCCTGATAATCATAGTTGTTTTGTTCTCCCCTACCAGAAACTACTGGTAGGGGTTCTCTAAACAACAAAAAAAAACAAAACTTACATATGAAAAAGATAGAACTAAATGTTCCAACACTATTGAAGTTCAAGTTG